CTCCCACGCACCGGGCTTGGCCTGGACATCGAGGGGCATCGTCTGCATGAACTCGTCGATCTCGCGTTCATATCGGTTCCAGTTTTCGCCCAATTTTTCCGCTGCCATGTTCCTGTGCATACGCGCCGTGTTCGTCAGGTATTCCCCAACGATGGGCGCGACACGCTCATTGAACATCTGGTTGACAGCAGTCTCCGGATCATCATCAAACATATCCCGGCGGTCAGTCGGCTGTTGTGCCTGCTGACGCTTCGCCGCGACATCCTGGATCTTCTGCAGCAATGCACCCACGTACTGTCGAGCTTCGCCAGCAGCCTGGGTCGAGGTCGCTACGGCGCCCTTCAGCTCGCGGTTCTCCGCCCGGATGTCGTCGAGCAGCTTCCGAACTTCCTCAGGCTTCGTCTCGGTTGGTTTTTCCTCGACGGCCTCAGTCGTCTCTTCGGCTGTCTCTTCCTGATCCTGCACGTCCTCGTCTGCCATCTTCTCTTTCCTTCTCTACCTCAATCAGCCTTTCGAGTAAGTCGTCTCCAAACTCGAACCACCGATTAAGAGCCTTGAATTCTCCTCGCTTTTCGAGATACTCATCCCAGCTACTGCAATGGGCTAGGTCCTCCAGGGCTTGGTGGCGCGCTTGGTCCAGGTACGCCCATAGCTCCGGCCAGGCCTCCCCCGTTTTGATTTCCTGCAGCAGCGTCCGGAGGTGGCTCAGCTCCGACATCGCCCTGGCCCTCCGTCATCGCAGTTAGCGGCAGCACCGTATCAAGATCCTTGATATCGAATGCCTGCACGATCCGCTTCATGAAGTAGTTGCTTCCCTTCAGCATGCTCATTATCAGCGGCATCAACGGCTGCATTTGCATGCCCATCTGTGCCATGCTGATAATCTGCTGGTAGTGCTGGGTCACAAGGCCCATCACTGTGATCAGGCCCTGTTTCTCTATCTCTTTGTTGATAGTCGCAGTACTAGCTGTAAGCTCGATTCCAATGCCATCAGCAATGAAATCATCGGGCAAATTCAACGCGCGCTCGACCCACTTGCCGTCCTCCCCTTCCACAAAGTACACCATCTCCCTGGGTCGGTACTGAGCATTCAAAAGCAACACCATCTGTCCGACTTTGCCAAGCGTATCTCGGATGTCACGAACATTCAGATCGAATCGCCTGTTACCTTCTTGGATGATTGCCAACGTGCCAGTGGCTGTGGCTCTCCCTCCTAAGATAGAGGACTCTCGTCCGAGCTGATAGTCCGTGACACCCGAGCGACGCTCGGCGTAGCTCAACGCACTTGTTTCCAGTGCTTGCAGTGAGTTTCCAATATCTCCCATTGACATCGGGATGAGGTCTTTGCTAGGGTCTGGAACAGTAAGAAATCTGCCGGGCCAAATTCGGGTGGTATTTCGAACAGCACCCCGTCTTCCCACGAAAAATTTGGTATTGGCAATCGTGCTGTTATCGACTTCTTGTCGGTGAATGGTAGATAGTTCTTCCTGAAGCTGCCACAACTGCTGTGCGATTCCGACACCAGCCCGTCTCCCCTCTTGGTCCAGGAATTTACCCTTAAAGAAGGGCCGCTTGTTGTCGGCATGTGGATTGTAGATCGCTCGCATGACCGACCGCGACTCTGGATGGTACGTCACCACGAGCGAGTCAGGCAAGCCGCCCTTCTTAAGGGGAAAATCAATCCAAGTCTCGTAAAATGTGTTGAGCTTGACGCGATTGCTTGGCGTGTCTTGGCCTGGTCCCGCTAGCATCTCCGTCAGAGAGGTTATATCCTCCTTTCTCTCGATCACCTTGTCCACATCTTCGTAGACGCCATCATACTCACGCCAACGAAGCTGACCATCAGTCAAACGGACCCGATGACCGAGCCACTCAGCCTGATTTATGTCATCTTCGATGCCCACTTGACAAATTATGTCGATTAACAGCACATGCTGCGGCCTGGGCCGCCTAACCACGCGTTCGACCGGCTCGGGGTTACCTCTTCCATTGACTTTGAACGTACGAACGGTGGCAACCTCCCACGGAACCTTAATATACCCCCACCCGTACTTCACAACCTCGAGCACCCAGCTGCGAATCATGTTGTAGGCGTCGTACTCTTGCCTCCTACTCCAATCCATAAAACGTTCGAGGGGTTTGGCGACGTCGTCGAGGCTCTTAATGAGGGGGCTAGCAGTCCACAAAGGCTCCACAGCAAAAATAGTGTTGACAATACGAGCCACGATGCTATCTGTGTGAATACCGATAAGGGGAATGACGACATTGCACGCGTTCTCCCACGGGAAATCCTTGCGCTTCGCAACGGGCTCCCCCAGATAAGCTTTGTTCCACTCGTCCACCTGCGACTCGAGGCCCTCGTGTTCCAAGCGTGCCTCACGGTACTCGAGGTCAAGATAGTCCACCAACCGAGCTTTCTCGACTTCGGTAAGACTAACAGCGGCCCCTGGTGTCTGCATTTAGTGGCACCCTACCGGGCTAACGTGCGCTTCGCCCGCGTCGAACAACGCCATACAACCCCCGCTCGTCACGTAGCCTTTTCCCGGCCAATAGAACGTCGGATATAGCACTTTATTGCGTGGCGGACGGCTCCAAGACAGTCCGCAATAGACGCAAAAACAAGTGTCACACGTCCCGCAATAGTCAACTTCGTGCCCACCGGGGTCGCTACAGTCAATAGCTGCCATAGCCCTCCTTCGGGGCCTTCACCTTTCCGCCCTTTCCACCCTTGGGACGCTGAGTTGACGGCTTTCCCTTCGCCGATCCCTTCGATCCTTTCATCGCGACTTCACCTTTGGGGGCTTTGGCCCGGTTAGTAAGCCCTTTGTACCCTTCGGCAACGGCCCTTTGACCTTCGCGACGCCTGGTTTTGGGCCTTTTGCGACCCGAGTCACCATGCGTTTGACGCTCGTGTTCATCTCCGAATGTCCCTGCTCGTAGCTTCTTGAATCCCACGCACGCCTAGACCCACATCGTTCATGATATTAGCCAGCAAATCAGCGTTCATGGGAGGCAAAGGCTGCATACTTGCTGCCTGAGCCGCTTGCTGTTGCTGCGCTAGCATATCCTTAGCCTTCGATTGGCCCATCCGTTGGGCCAGGGTCGACTGACTGATCTCGCTACCCAACTGATTAATGGTCCCAATCGACTTGGTGAATAGCTCGAGGTTCTGCTGGCGTTCCTCAGGCGTGTCGCCCATCGATTGCACGAACTTACTAGCTGTGTCCCCGATGAACCCACTGATCTGGCCCCACATTCCGGGCGGTTCCGCGCTAGGCGCCGGCATTTGGGCTGGCATTGTTGGACCCTGCACGCCTGTCGGTAACGATGTCACCCCAGGAGTTGCTCCCATGGGCGCTGCACCTTGACTCATATCAATACCCCGTCACGACCGATCGGCCGCGTTCGTAATTAAACTCAGCGTATTCTCGTTGTTCCTCGGGGGCGCTTCGCTGATCTTCGTCCAAGTCCCAGACAAACGGGCCGTAGGCCAGGGCATCAAGGAGATCGACAGTAGCTCCCACGGGGAAAGATTCATATTCGCCAAGAAGTTCTCGCATCTCCCGGCGAAACCACAGTTCTCCTCGTTCGAGGTAGGGCTGAAGGGCGCGGATTCGGCCCTCTTTCTTGACTCGGACATCAGGTTTTAGCTCCACCACATTTATCCAGTTGCCTCGCCGCTGCGATTCGGCCTCGAGAAACGGCTTTATAGCCCGCTGGTACTGCACGGACTCGATTCCGACCGACTGGCAGTCCCATTTCTCTTGTAACTGGAAGATCTGCTCAAACATTCGGAACGGCTGGCACCGCTCGGCCCACGCATCCAACACGAACTTCCGACCATCTTGCGATGCACCAGTAACAACGATGGCGGTACGGGCCGCGCTAGACTTCTCCGAAATCGCCGGATCCACCAACATGTGGCGGACCATCTCGCCCACACGCGGACCCTCAACCAAGCCCTCAGCAACGCACTGGTCTCCCTGTAGGGCGTAAAACTTAAGCCAGGAGGGATCAAAACTGGTTGCTTCTGGGTCATATGGTCGATTTAGGTACTGGCAACTAAACTTGAAAGAGCCAATCTTCTTGCGAATGCGCTCGAGTTCCGTGAAATTGAACCGCTCGGGCCAAATTGGCTCTCCGTCGAGATACGCGGACCGAAAGAATACGTCGAGGTCCTCCTCGTTCTTCTCGGCCCATGCATAGAGGTCGTTATAGGCCCATCGCGTCCCATACAGATCGATACTATCCCGCGGATCCACCAGCAGAGACTCGCAATACAAGTACCAGTCGATGGTCTTCCGCATAACCTCCGCGCTCTCGCTGGCTTCCTTCCCCACGAGGTCATCCAGCTTAATACGCGTGTAATGTCGGGAAACCACCGCGCCACCCACACCGATGACCTCAACGGTAGACTCGGGGAAGTCGTCCGAGCGAGGCACACACATTTCAGTCTCGCTCCACTTCGGACGTTTGCTGAAGTCGGGTATGAGCTCAGGCCACAACCACCGGAACATAGCATTCCGCTCGAATACCGCCTGTATTCGCCGCAGGAAATGGGATGCATTGGTTGCCGTTTCATTTGCGAGTAATATACGGATATTTGGGTTAACTACAATCAACCGCAACGTATCCGCGATCGTCCAAATCGAGGTCTTTAGGTGATCCCGGGGTACCAAACCTAACTTGCGACGCGATGGGCCTTCGATCCAGGCGGCCATCGTGGCGTGCAGCCCCGGGGTCACGTCCCGGAACCCGAGCACCGCTTTGGCCATCACATACGTCGAAGCGCTCGCAGATTCGCGCAAACGCTCTCGCACGTACTCCTGGTCGACGAGCTCTTGCGATTCTTCAACCATTCTTGCTCGAGCTTGCTGCCTTGGGCTTGGTTTCCTGCTGCGGAGCTGGACCCGCAGGCTCCTCGGACTTCTTGCCCTCGCTCGTATGCTTCTTCAGATCAGGCTTCTCCTTCGGAGGGTTCTCGAGCTTACCCACCGCAGCGTCGATTCGGCTGAGGGCCTCCTGGAAATCCTTGGGAGGTTCCTCGACCTTCTCAGCCGCTTTCTCCTCATCCGCCTCATCTAGGGCGTTCTGGAGGGCCGCGAGCATATCCGGGATCCCCGCAGGCTGCGGCCTGACCGCGTGCAACTGCTCGGTCGCGTACCGCATGACTTCCTTCTTGGTCTTCTTCTGCTCAGTTGCCGCCTCTGCCATCACTTTTTCCCTTTCTTGACATGGCCTGGAAGGCCCTTTTCCTTGGTGCCGGTAAAATCCTTCAATTGAGACGTGCTCATGCCCGTTTTGGTCTTCTTACCGGCCTCCTTCCTTCCTAGTTCCGCACCCATGAATCGACGTTGAGCTTTCGAAACTGCTGGCATGCAATCACCACTTGTACGCCTGTCGCTTGTTGTTGCGGTAGGTCTTGGCGCCCTTCTTTACGAACTGTTCTTGGTCCGCGGGTATCCCACTGTTCCTCAGGCGTTCCATATCTAGATCAGCCAGCTGCGAATTGCGTTCGTCCCACGCCCGCGCGCCAATTGCCCCAGAGGGCAATTTGGGATTACCGAGCTGACGCTTGACGCCTCGCTTCGGAATCGCAATAGCACGCTTAGATGCTCTCATTTACGGGCCATCCACTTAGGCTGCTCGAGAGGCTTCGCGCCCGTTTGCCGTGCGAACGTGCCCATGGCACCCGGCTGGCTCGCGTAGTATCCGCCCTGGCGCGCGGCTTGGTTTCCCCTTCCCGCACCTGGCCCCGTAGTCGCCGGGCCTGCACCCATCGCATTCCCCATATTCTGAATCTGCGGCCCGCCTTGCATCACATTTGCTCGGCTTACCGCTTCCTGGCCCCCCACCTGTTGCCACTCCGGACGGCCCGGGCCCTGAAACTGCGGACCCGTCCCGGCCGCGGCTGCCGACTGGAACATCCGCTGCCTCAACGCGATGTCTTCAGGTGTCGTTGACGGGCCCAGCCGGGCCATCATATTCGCCTCCCACGGGCTGCCGGTCATCGGACCCGTGGGAGCTGCCGGGTTCGCCGCCATACCCGGCGATGCGCCTTGCTGTGCCATCGTGCTCGTCCCCTCCTCCCCCCACCCCACCGTTCGCACGGCGTAGTTGAGGGGTTACATCAATTACTCGCTCGTGCTCTCGAAGGGCTTCCACCGCAGCCTTCAAGGCATGTGGCTCAATCCCATAATCAACTTGAATCCGTTGCTGGGCCGGGGCACGCTTACCCGCGCGGTCTAGTATGTCCTGGGCCGTCGCTGCAGCGCCGAGCTGAGCCCGGACATCATACTCGCGCGTGAATAGCCGCTCCATGACGGTCTCTTCGACCTCGAAGGCCCGGTGCGCCGCGTCCTCGATCGCCTTGTTAAGGTCCCGTACATGGTCTTTGTCGATGGCGTCGACCATCGTGCTTTCCAGCGCAAGCATGTATCGAGCAACGCGAGGGCGCTTGAGTAGAGCAGCGACAGTAACATAATCGCAATCCAAGAACTGCCCGATGGCAGCAAGTGATAGACCGGACACACGCATCATCGCGGCCCGGCGTTCGTGTGGCTCGAGGTCCCGGTAGTGTATCGAACGACTCATGGATTCGCGTACCTCTGCGCTAGTGCGAAGATCTGATCCGCATAGCTATGTGGCGATTCCTTGCTCGACCCTACGGTCTGATCCCACGGGGTGCCCTCGCCGCCGTAATGCATCCCAACCGCACGCTCGATCCCGTACTTACGGGCCCGGGCCTCTAATATGTTGGCAGCCGCAGTCGCCGCTAGCACCGGATCGAATCTCTCCTCGGGCTTCAGTCCCCAGTCCTTGGCCGTCTTCTTGGTAATTTGGAACAGGCCGGCCGCACTCGACTTCGGGTCGCGCGCGTGCACGAGGGCGTTTCCACTGCTCTCGTGCTCTGCCATGCCCGATATCAGTCCCCTAGGGAACCCTCGCTCCTCCTCGAGCCGCCGAAAGAACGGATGAAACAGGTCGACGTAGCCCTTTGGATCCACCGGCGGCAGATCACCGAACTGGGCCTGTTGCATCTCTTGTTCAGGGCTGGCCATGCTCGCGTTCAAGCAACATGTCTTGGAAAAGCTTCTGTCGCTGTTCTTGGGTCGCATCTGGACCGAGCTTGCTCATTTCCATCTGTACGTCCGA